TCTCGAAGTGCCGATGCGTTGCGGTCGTGAATTGGTAGGAAACGCCTTTTGATTAAGGTTCTAAAAGTAAAACCTGAAATGTTGATCGCACCTCAACGGTCTTAAAGGGTGACTCTTATCGTGTTCAGAGCGAAGAGAGGCAAGTGGCGAATACATCTTGCTTGGCCATGTCTTTATTGTATATGACTAAGGTCGACCCCGATACGTCTACGTAACAATATGAAATATTAGGCTTCTATTGGACTTGTACACAGCCGAGATAGCGTTTTTTCACAAGCATCATCGAAATTAGCCTTTTTAAGTATGTCCTAAGAATGTCCTAAAAAGGTATTTCATCAGTTGATGGATTTACTGGAGAGCCTCCAAATCTTTCGTTTGCTGGTTGATCCAAAGGTTCACGGTAAAGAATGTAATCAGGTTGATTGTCTGTTTCTTTATAGCCATTCTTCCAAATGGTGTACTTGAAACCTTCGTTTTTTCCTGAAAAATACTTTTTGCCGTTTTTAGTTTCGTTTAGCCAAAGGCCAGAAAGTTTCTCTTGGTTTTCTCTAGGCATTGTCTTGTAACTCCTTTTGAATTTGTTGAATGTCTGGGTGAGTGGCAATCAGGTGATTAATCCCTGATGACCATGACCAACCCTTACGGGTGAAAAAGATGAAAGCGCTTGTGTAATTAATTTGAACCAATTTGGCAGAAATACGAAACCTATTCTTCCAGTCATTTGTGTTAACTGATTCAGGTCGCGTTTCTAATGCGGCTAATGGATTCTTTCTTATTTCCTGGCGTTCTTGTTCTGTCATTTTCTATAAGGTCTTAAATAGTCGTCGATGATGATCTTGTGTCGTTTCTCTTGGATGTAATCACTAAATTTCCCTTCGGGTGGAATTGGGAAATTTTTTCTGCAATAAAGTTCTAAGTTATGAAAAAGTTTAATTTCTTGCTCGTTTTCCGACTTGGCTAATTTTCCAAGATTGGTTATTAGATCATTTCTTTCATATTTAGATAACGCTTCAGGTATTGGATCAGATTCTATTTGTTTTTGATTCGTCTGCTTAGGCGTAACACTTGTATCTAAATCGTTATTAACAGGGGGTGTTGTCTTTTGCCAATTCTTTTCTTTGTCGTAAAGAGATAAACCAAACTGATCACCAAACTGCATTAAAGCGCGTTTTCGTGCATCTGACTCTGCCTCTTTTACTGCTGATTCATGTTTGTCGCCTGCTGGTACTCTTTCACCTCTTCCATGTCCTGCGCCTATTCCTTCTTTAACAATACCGTTAACGATCACCCTGACTTTCGCAATATAAGTAACACAGAAATTATCAGCGTGTACCAGATCCATCTTTAAAGTTTCAGATGACCAATCGTAATTAAAGATTCTGTTGGCTTCCCTGATAACGTGCCAACTTTCAATGTAAGCAAGTTTTAAGGTCTTTCTTTTATCGGCCCAACGTTCTGAAACGTTACCTTTATCAATCGGTTGATTTAACGCACTTATTTGTTTGTCTGTAAATGACATTAAGCAGGTCTCCTAATTACTTTTGCTGCTTGTTGCATCCCTTTATGCCATTCAGCAAAGGCCGCTTTCTTCTCTCCATCTAACTTATTGAAATCAATATTAGTTGAAAAGACATTCATATTATGAACAACGTTTTCAATAAAAGTTGCAGTAATTTCTTGCAGTGTTTCCGCTTGCGCGAAAATTGCTTTATCACCTTGGTCCATTAATCAGAATGGCAAACCTAGTTAAACTATTTATACCTATTAACACGTATAGGGTCAACCCTTCATCTTGTTTTTATATAAATTATTTTATATATACGCAAGCGTAGTAGTTAGGCGGCTAATTGTGGCCATTTCATTTTTGAACCCTTTGTCCAGACTTCAACAGGCATAGGCAATTTTTTCCCTGTCCAATTACTCAAAGCATTGTTCACGACGCAACTGTTTTTCTTACCTCCATTTGTCATTAAATTGACTTCCTCAATGGTGTATTCAGAGTGTCCGGCAAAAACTGTTTGAATCCTGCGAAGTTGCTTTTTATTTAAAGAATTTTCGAGATGGGGCGTTAATGATTCCCATGCTTCTTTCTTATCCATTAGTTCATCAGTAGCAAAACCTGTAAAAACTGTACGTGCATAATCGCCAATATTTTTACATGTTTCTTCTGTAATTTTTAGACCTGAGATTTTGTATTTTGGGTTGATGTCAGCTTCGCCAGTAAATAGGGCAAAAAACACGTAACCCTCAATAATTAGTTCATCATCAATATCAAGGTATGGTTCCGCTTGTTTGAATTTGTCTTTTACTTCTTGCGTAAATTTGCCAACTTTAGAAACAGTCGGGGGGAATTTTTTAGAGGCAATAATTTTATTTAGATCACGTAATTCAAGAAAACCAGATGATTTAAGTTCTAATTTTCCCTGTTCTAAATGACTGAATTGTGAATTGTATAATTTGATATTTGCGGCGCTGCTAAGTACGTGAAGATTTTGTTGGCTAATATCGTTTGATTCTCTCCACCTCCTGAACGATTCACCAAAGTCTGTTCTAAACTGATCCGGCTTAGAGGTCGGCACGTTAACTATGTTTAAGTATTAATAGCAAATACAACAAGGGTTGACCCTTCTGCAAGAGTATTAACCGAGCCTTAACATATCTAAAGAGTATTAGCAATGGGAACGGTTATCATTGTCACATAATGCCTTTAAGTTGTTTGTTTTCCCTGCGTAGTCTTTCGTTCTCATATTCCAGTTCCGCCGCGATTGAAAAAATATCTGATTGACAAGGGGTCAATGATTCCCTGAGTTGTTGAATCCGTTTGTTTTTGGCCTCGATGGAATAGGTCAAAACGGCCTATCTGCTTTGGGTCTTGAACGCAGCATAGCATAACGTAACATATTGTTTCAATGCTTACTGTGCTTGCGTATTGACAAGCATGTGAAAGTACCGCAATATTCATGTGATCTACATGGTAAACCCTATTGGAAACCAAGCGAAAAACATGGGAATTGCACCCGCTAATAGTTGATGCAATGATGTCTAAGAAGCCTCAACACAAGTCACAGAAAGACTTTTTAGAGGATCTAGTCGTCATTGGCTTAAACAACTGGGTTGCGTCGTTGACTCTTCCCCCCTTACAATCCCCCCATCACCATCCAACCATTAACGGGGAAAGGATAGAGAGAGATAGAGAGGGGTTGAACGAGAGCGGAGCGAACGTTCATAAGGGGAGAGAAAGAGAGAGAAAGGAAACTACAACTAAAAGATTTAATTTTGTTGTTCCTCCATTTCTCGATTGGTGTCAAGGTGATTTAACGACTTACTGGAAAGAAGGGAAAACAGGTAAGAAAACACAACACGCCGCAAAACTTCTTTTTGTTGAAGTTGAAAAAATTGCTTCTAATTATTCTCAGTCAATCGCCTTAGAACAAATTGCTCTGGCAACTGCTAACGGATGGGAATCTATAACGCTTAAAAATTACGAACGTTTTGGGCTTGCTCCTAATGTGTCTAAGCAGACTAAGGAACCTGAATCTTTACATCCTGCATACAAAGTTTTTAAAGCACCTGAGACAGGCCCCACAACTAACCCCGTTATGCAATCGCTTTTAAATGGATAAAGCTTTTGATACTGCGTCGGTGATTAAAACGCTACGCGATGGCATTGCTAAGGGTTATTGGGATTTAGAAACGCTAGATCAAGAAAGTCCTGATTCTGCTTATTGGAGAAAACAAGCCTTAAGAAATGTTCCTGTTGGTGATCACGGAACCGCCTTTTTTATGAAACCCCACAAAAATTTATTAAGAGAAAATCCTGATGAGCCTATACACGAAATTAAAGTCACTGAAGAACGTGACTTTTCGCCTACCCCCAGACCCGAACCTCCTATTTCGCGAGAGCGATCACAAGTATTATTGCCAGAAACACAAGAGAATAGTCCCGCTATCAGTGTCGACAGTTTGCCGTGGTAGTTCTTCTTTGTGGGAGGGCAAAACAGCGGCGATGGAAAGAGGCGATCACATTCACCTTTGTTGGAATCGCTTTCTAGAAACTGGACACCCCGGCAACGCAGGGCCATGGGGTGAATGGGTCGGGATCTTATGCGAAGACCAGCTATGGAGGCAGCTAACCCCTATCGCATTGGAACATGAACTAGTAGATCGTAAGTTTTGGATAGCAGGGAAATTGGACGGCCTTTTTTATAACAGAGAAACAGAAGAGATCATTCTGATCGACCTGAAAACATTTGAAGAAAAGTTTGATGAGGAAAAGCAAAAATGGTCAAAACCATCGGCATCTCATTCAAAACAGTTGGGCGGGTATATCGACCTTTTATATATCAATCATCCTGAAATCTCGATAGATAAAGCAATGATCGTTTATTCGACTCAAAGGCAAGTGATTTATAAAACCATCTCAGACATCGAAAGATGTCGCGGTGATTATCAATTAGCTCGACGCGCTTATTTCGAAAACCAACGAAAACTACACGCTTTTTAGAATGCCTTTTTTTAACACAATCGACGAGGTAGGAAACGCCCTGGCCGAGTCAAATAAAAAAACTAATCGTCAAGAGGATTTAATTTATTCTCTTTTTGTTCAATCAAATCAGCCTTTAAGTCCTTCAATGGTATTAAGTCAGTCTGGTTTAAATTGTCCTATCACGTCCATTAGGCGAGCTATGACCTGTCTAACTAATTCGGGCAAGATCGTTAAAACTGATCGCCAGGTAAAGGGCATATACGGCAAAGCAGAACATTTGTGGGAACTGCCAGATATAGAGGAACCAAAACAAGTATCTTTATTTGCTACGTCTAAGCATTGACATTGAGCGAGGGTCAACCCATTATGAAAACAATGAAACCAAAACGATGCGTGAGTTCAAAAAAGCAATATGGATGGTTCTACTATCCACGCCTGTTCTTATCGGTATTAATGATTTGGCCGATAGTGTTGCTTCTTACCCTGATAAAGCGACTCTCTATTTATCTGAAGAACCTATTTCTACGCAGGCCTATGATTAAAGAACCGATCCATCTAACTAGGGCTGAATCAATGGATGATTTAAACGATTTGGATTACGAGCAAAAAAAAACTCAAGAATGGTTAAAAAATTTCGATGATCCTCAGAAATTGGAAAACGCCCGATACATCTGTGAATACCACTATCACTTAGATCTAAAAGCTAACCCCCCTTACAACGAATACGATGATCCCCTTGTCTGAAGATCTTTTAAATCCCCCCGAACGGATTCTTTCGGAACTTTTCAAAATAAAGAAAAGACTAAATGACCTAAAAACTTTAGAAGCAATATTAAAGGATGAATTAGAACAGCATCGTAAGAACGGAAGAATTAAAGGAATTTTCAAATCAAATGGAGTAACAGCAAATAGGCTTCAGACGAAACAAAAATATCAATTCTCTGAGGAGTTAACGAGGCAAGAGGAAATTTACCAGACAGAAATTGATCAAAAAAAAGAGATGGAGATTTTAGATAACAAAGCGGTGAAGCTTGAAACGACAAGTTATTGGAGGATCACCGTTGACAAATAAAGAAAAAATAGAAGCCGCCGAGCGCAGGATTTTCGAGCTTCAAAAGTTAATTACGGAATGGAGGAAGAATGAAAATAATCAGCGTTGATGTAATCGGGACGCCTGCAAGTCAGGGTTCATTAGTTGGTAATGGACGCTATGGGATGCGCTACCAGAACGACAAAGAATTAAAAATGTGGCGTTGCGATGTCATCACGGAACTAATAGCGAAAAAACCTGATGATTGGGATGTTGACGCGGCCTATTCAGTTAGTTGTGAATTACGTTTCATGCGACCTAAAGCGCATTACGGAAAGAAAGGATTAAGACCTAGCGCCCCTCAATATAAGACGACAAAAATTGATTTAGATAAAGGTATGAGGGCTATTGGTGACGCGATAGAACATAGCGGATTAATTAGAAACGATTCACAAATTATTCATTGGGCAGCAAGTAAACGATATTGCGATACAGGGGAAAGTCCGGGGGCATCTATCACGTTAAGCAGTCAGCCTTAATACGGTTGCGTATAGGGTCTACCCCTGATATATTTATTTCGCCTTAAGTCACATATCGGGCGTGACTTCTCCGCGCTGGACACGATAAGCGTCAGCTTGCACTACCGCCTCAGATCAGAGCTGCGATCACGATCAGGGGCATTTTTAATGCGTATTTGTTGAAAGTGTTACTAGTTGCTAACGAGACGTAGCAAAGGGTCAACCCCTGTGTATAATTGAAAGGTAACGGGCGGCACCGGTGGGAGACATCCCCGGAACGTGCCCGAATCCTCCCCCAACGCCGGGGGGCGGCAGTAAGTCCTTGAGTTCTCTTTTGATCTACTCAAAGGCCGTAAACCGAAAGGGGTTGGCAGCTGGTCGTGAAGCCCGACCCGTGAACTGGTAGCTCCAGCACGAACAAAAATCAGGTTCGCAACCTGCGCCGAGAGGCTCCCAATTGCAAAAGTTTTATGACTTCTTCTTCATTTTCTCAAATGCCTTATCATCCTCTAGTTAAAGAGGCGACGCAAATGAGAGAAAGATTAAACCAGACAAAAGGATTACAGGCCAAGTTAAACCGCCAAGAAAAAGCAACTACATTTTTGTTTTACGCCTTTGCGATTTCTTTTTCAGCCGCCTTTATCTTTTAAACACCGACCCCCTTTTTTAGGGGGTTTTTTTTCTTCGCTTTTATAATTATGAATTTTCCATCTACACAAAACCCTGAAGAAGCGTTAACCCTTGCGCTCTCTCTTGCTCTTACTGCTCCTGATGATTTGAAGGCTAAAGAATGCTCAGATATGGCTGACTCTATAGCTGCAACTCTTGACGCTGAAACAATCGAAAGATGTAAACAAAGAGCATTAACCATTTCACAAGAGGCTCAGTAATGAAAAAATCTACTCTTAATGAATTAAAGAATTTAACAAAAAACGCTAAGAAAGTTGGAGAAGTATGTTCTTCTCTTGAAGATTTACCGCTTAGCTTATTTCTTACTATGAGAATACAGGGAGCATTCTGGAAGATGCTTGATGATGATTTTGGAAGGAAAATAGATAATGAATCTATACATGAAATTTTTTCATTAGTTTTTCGCGAATTAAACGAAGAGCAACTAATTAATATTTTGAATCGAATAGATCCACAAGGACTTTCTAAAATTCTGTCTGATATTAAGGAGGCCAAAACCTAACCAACGTCGGGGAGCCTGAAATCGGTACGTCTTAGGACGGCACGTCATAAATCAAGTTCTAGACCCCTTGGTGAAAACAGGGCACGTAATTGCACGCAATTGGCGTGATCCATCCCCCGACATTTAATCTTTACCTTTCTATTTTTAAAACAATGCCAGCAACCCCGCGTTATCAGATCAACGATCAGGTCAATAAAAAAAGGAATACCGGGGTCTTTTTAACAATAGGCTCAGCTATTGGAACCGTTGTTTCAATGAAGGTAAAGACTAATAAGAAAGGTACTCCGAGTTATTACTACGTTATTCGGTGGGAGGATTCTAGAACTAGTGAGCACGCACAACATATGTTAGTGCCCAGTCCGTAATATTGTTAATATTGTGGGCCAGCTCAACCGCTGCTTTGCTCACTGGGTGATGGGGATGAACACTCCAAACGCTGACCCAACCTAAAAGTATCTGTATATTGCCAATATGCAAGCGTAGTACGTCTTATGCGTCGCTTTTTAGACTGGTTGGGTTCAGGTTTTGTTTATAGATCTCCAACAAATAAAATTGAGGCATGGCGACGCAATGCGATGTATATGTCATCAAGACAAATAAGAGACTTAACCGGGTATAGTGCTCATTACAGCAAAGCGATCTTATTGAGTAGATATATCAATGATGAAATGTCTGATCTTAAGTAGAATAAATTTGACCTTTATAAATATGTAACTTAATTATTTTCATTAATTGAATTAGATAGCTATTAAACCCTTAGCGTTAGACGGGCGTTGGGGGTTTTTTAGTGTCTACCTATTACGCCAATTCTTGTTACGTCCTGACCCCTCAAGCGTTGAGACTCTTTGCTCTAGCAGAGCTACCCGCTTAAATAGCGATCTGACGTCCTTATCTTTCCTATTAACAACAATAGAAAGGGTGAATAAAAAGATAGAGACAACTGCGCCAATACATGCGGCTATAACTTCATTCATTGGTCAGCCAGTAATTTATTCCATTTATTTCTAATTTCTAATTCTTGCCATAAACCTATAAATGTACCTGTATACCTATGGTTAGGCGAATCACGTTGATCAAGGAAATATAATTTTTCCATTAATTCGCTTCTAGCAGCGTTTTCAAAAACGGAAAGGGGTCTAATCATAAGCCTAGACAGAAAGCTATAGTTTATTACGATAAAGTAGCAAGAGCACAAACAATGGAAGAACAAGAAGAGAAAAAAGAACAAGACGACGGGGAAAAACCGTCTTTATTAGCAAATCTCTTTTGCAGCATAATTATGGTTTGGTGTTTGGGGGTCATATCATATTCATACCTTTCAACTAACACAACCCGTGTCATAGATACGACTTTTGCGGCAGGTCTCCTTAGTCAAGTCCTTTCAACGGTAACGGGAATTAAGAGTAAAAAACCCGGCGCTAATAGTAAAAACAACAACGGAAATAAAAGCAGGCAAGATCCTATAACTGGAAAAAACATTGGGCCGGATGGCCGTCTAAAATGAAAAATTCTCTTTTCTTCCTTGCTGCTTTCCTCGTAGCAACTCCAGCTAACGCCGATATACATCACACTATATCCGCCTCGGCAAGCCTAACCACAACGGCCGCTGCAACTCAGGCAACCCGCGTCGGTTCAAGTTTTTCGATTTCGGGTACTGGGGTTGATACTGCAATAGGAGATAATGCGGGCCAATTATCAGCGGGCACGATCACATCAGGAATTTACAGCCCGGGTACTGTAGTCGCGACGCAGAATAGTTCAAATGGCGAGGCGTATTCATTCAGTTCTACATATTTGCAGGGCGATGTAGTGCCAACTTCGGCATTAACAACAGGCGCATCACCTAATTTCAGTGACGTAATTTCTACCGCCGCAGGATCAGCAGGTGACGCCGCAGCAACTCTTACCTCAGCTCAAGCCGTTGGCTTAACAGCCGGAGGGCCAGGGAGTCAGGTAGTGGGTCAAATAATTTCCGAAATAAAAATTACCGACTAATGCCTTTAATTTGGTTGCTTATATTTTTTGCACCAATAGCAAAGGCCGAGAAGATCGTGCCAAATTTTCAACAAGGAATATTAACCCAACACAGCGAAACTAAAAGCGTTATTTTGCGCGACATGAAAATATTTGACATGCGCTCAGGTTATCAATTCACAGTAGGGGGCAATAACGTAAAACCATCAACGGACAACATCGCACCAACAGGATTTACAGAACAAACGGGAACGATAGGCGGATCAGCGACAACTTATGTTTTGCCTGACTTATCAAATAAACCGGCTTATTCAATTGTTAATGAAGGCGCCGCGTTTTCTTATTATGAAACACTAGAAACCCCCGGTATTCAGACTTTTACCCATATTGTTGAAGAACACACCATAGAAAGTATTACAGATTCAACGAGTACTTTTCAATGAGAAAATATTTATATTTAGCGGCTCTATTTATCCCTGTTAATTCTTCTTTTGCAAACACGATTAACACTACGTCGATGTCACAAGGTCAAGTGACCAATCAAGCTGTGCAGGTCGTGCCATCAAGGCAATTCCAATATGCAATACAAAATACAAGTTGCCAGGGAGCAACATTAAATATTAGCCCATTTCTTTCTACTACTTATAGTTTTGGTTCACCTTATGAGCCTTATTATGATAGACCAATCTATTCAACAAAAGATATAGTTGGTGATTTTGATGATGACGGGAACCCAATAGGTGATGGTGATGTTGATGACCCAAATTTAATATTAAGAACAGAACGAGTACGAACAGGGATGCAGGCCGGAAACACTTCTTTAAATGGTGGAATTACTGCGACATTTTCTATACCTATCGGCAATCAATCAGCTTTGAAAAGTTGTAGGAAAGCAATGAAAAAACAAGTGGAATTATATGAAGCTTCCCTAGCCTCTAAGCGTTTGAATTACGAGATGACCCGGCTCGCTACATGCGGCAAGCACATTAAAGATGGCTTAGTCTTTATTGGTGAAATGGCTAAAATCTGCGCTGACGTTCGTTTAGTAACACCGCCAAACGTAAAGCACACTCACGCTATTTCTTTAAAGGGGGCAGATCCCGTTTCTGGCGATAAAGATTAGTTTTAATTTCTGATCGTGTTAATTTCTTTTCTTTTTTACCTAATAACTTTTTAACTCTAGTAATTACCTGTTTAAATATCGGCTTTAAAGCTTTATTGATCAGGGGTGTCAATGTGGCCGCTGTTGTGGCTAAAAATACAGTTGCAAACGTAGTACTTGCAACCGAGGGACTTGGTAGATATTTATCCGCTAAAGTTGTAGGCCCCCATATCTCAACACATTTTTTATTAACAACTTCAAAACCAATCACCTTTTCTTTTGCTTTGGCGTTTCTTAAATCCCCTAATCGATAAGCCTGATCTTTTGCAGGGCAATCAATTTCTTTTTCCGTTGGTAAGACATCCTCACCAGGTAAAGCCGCTTCTGGGGTCTTTGGAGGATCTGGCGGGTTAGGCGTTGAGGGATCTTTGACGTATTGAATTTTATTAGGGTTATATTCAATCGGTTTATAAGACGGAATTAAAAAATCTATTCCCGGTTTTTGTACGTTTAGTTGTCTTGTGATATGTGGCTTATTGATTAACGTATTGATTTTTGGTATCTGTATTTTTTCAATCTTTTCTATATTTGGTGACATTATTGCCGGTCTCTGTGTGCCCTAGTTTTACAAGCTCCAGAGCAATAAATTTTACGCTGTTCTTTCGTAAAAAAATGATTATGGCAGTGAGGGCAAATTTTAAAAATTGAATTTACGTCAGCTACTTTTTTATAAATAAAGCCGTTAAAGGTTAAAAACTCTTCAATCATTCATACTTTCATTATTTAAGAAGGTTTTGTCGGCCAAGTGATATTCCAAGGATCTTGATTCGTAATGTCCCGAAGATTTTGTCTATAGGTTTTCCAAGTATCGCTAAGGGTTAAATCACTAGATGCTCGCCAATCTGTCTCTCTTAATTTCTCATTTCTCTCTAATCTTACCTTTTCTAATTGCTGATTATCTACTGCTGTTTTCTCATCAGTTGTTAAACTTACAACCTCGTACTCTTTAACAAAATCACCATCTATAAAAGGGGTAACAGCGTTAAGCTTTTGTGTCTCCTGGTTATAAGTTACATCAGTAATTTTCTTGCAGCTATTTTGACTTAAAAAGCTATCCGTAGGTCCAAGACGAGTAAAGGATGTGTTAGGGAATAAGGCCGTATGTTGCCCTACCTGCTTAACTGTTGATCCATCAATAATTGCTATTTTCATAAGATTAAGTTGTGTAATCTAATTTTAACGCTTGCACTAATTCATGGTCGCTATAGCCAATATTACCAGTATTTATAGTGAAAGCACTTAAATTAGTCCAACCCGTATAATTAGTACTTGAATTTATTAAATAAGGATAGAGAGAAGCACTACTTTGATCAGCAGTGAAATCATAAGCACTTGCATCACTGTCGCTTCGTCTCATACGACCAGGTAAAAACATTCTATTTTTTGTAAAAACTGCTCCACTATTGCTTTGGTATCCGCTTGCGGTTTGTTTTGTAGCTATTTCAATAATAATATCGCTAGAACCATCCCATTGAAAAAACGAAGCTGGAGTAACACTTGTATCATTCCCACCACCTGCGCTGACTTCGACTAATTCCCCCTGACGACCATTAGCAAAACCCATATTATTAGAATCAAGACTTGTTAATGGGGCAAACTCTGTTGTTGCATTATCTTGATAAAGAATCGTAGGTGTCCCGCCGTCTTTAACAGCGTATTCAGGCGTAGTATCGCTAGGATCTCGATGGTACATCCGCCATCTAACACCTCTAGGGATTTTTCCAGTAGCAGCAACTTCACCCCAAATATATTGTGATAACTTATTGAATTTTGCACCTGAAGGAACTGAAGCGGCTGTTAATTCGGCAGCCAAAACAACCTCTTGTTTTTTAGTTGCTCTATAGTATGAGTTAAAAAAACTTTGAAAATTACCAGATTGAAGAGTCCAAGTTATATCTTCCGTTACTGTTGGATCACTTGAATGCGAAACACCTAAATACTTTTGACTCGTGTTATAGCTAGTACTTGTAAGAACTCCATAAGTTTTTGAGGTACTAGAACCGCCAAAAAATCCTCTTTCAAAACTACCACTACCGCCGCCACCGCCACCGCCACCGCCACCGCCACCGCCGCTTGCCGCTTTAGTAAAAATGGTTTGATAACTAGGAAATACGAGCATTTAATTCAAGTTGTGTAATCCACTAAACTTGATCCCCGCCAACAAGATCCGTTATCGACAGTCACAAAAGTAAAAATATGAGTTTTAGCATCAGTAAGACTAGGAGCTGAACCCGCAGGCCATTTAACAGAAGCTGGCCATGTAATAGAAGTACTTGAGCCCGTAACATCTACTTCTAGTACAAACCCAAAAGCTTTGCCACTTGAAGGAATATTGGAAAATGTAAAAGTACTATTTGCAGAAATAGCTTTTGTAAAATAATTACTTGTTGAGCAATCAATATCTAAAGCAGAAACAGCCGTTACAGTTTGAGTTATTTCTCCAGTGAAATTGCCTCCCGTAGAAGACATACCCTTGACGTTCACTAATGAACTGCCTTCCTTTACATATACAGCGTCTTGATCTTGTGCGAATACGATTTCACCCTCCTGTAAATCAGAGATAGAACCGTTTAGATCTGAATAAGATCCACGCGCAATTTTTATCGGCGTTCTAGTCGAAGGTGTTGGGGACATGATTAAGTGAAGTCGCCTCCATCGAATAATGTGTTAGATACGGAAATAATAGAAGTACCATTAACGAAATTACCGCCGTCCACTAATATCGTGTCACTCCCAATCTCTCGCACACTATTATCATCCAACTTTGTGAATAAGGTACCCGCCTGAGTATTGATCAATAATTCCGCTGTCGTACTGAAATCACTAGCACTAGGGTCTGATGTGCCTCGTTTATGTCTGATGGTATTTACCATTTAAAAAGTCCCTCCATCAACTGTAGAACTAGACGTTAGTTTTGCATCTAGTTGAGTTTGAATTGCAGAGGTAACACCGTCTACATATCCCAACTCTGTTGCCGTTAATCCTGCAGGAATACCATCCAAGACATTCAACTCTGCAGTCGTTACGGTTGCGCCGTCGAGAATTGCTACCTCTGTCGATGTAAGCAAAGCCAAGGCGGCTGCCGCCCCTGATTGACAACTAGCTAAGGCCGTTAAATCAGCATCTAAATCTAATTCTGTACTAGTGATCTGAAGCCCTGAACCACTCTTGATGTCTAGGCTTAATGTGTTTCCAGACTTATCAAGACCGTCTCCAGCCGTAATTGATGCGGCCCCTGAGAACTGAGTGAAAGCTAATGAATCAGACGCAACAGTATCACTTCCTTTATTGGTTGAACAAACAAAACCTACATCTGCGTATGTTGAACCTTGCTCAACAAAGGTAAAGGCTCCAGCGGCTGAGCTACCAGCAGCCATATCATCGGTTCTCGTCCAACTTCCACCATCTACAACCTTGTACAATCCATTTTGACTGGCTGTGCTGTTGTCTTTAACGAGCACCCGATCATTAGCCGCCAAAGAAACACCGTCTACGGTTTGCGTATTTGCAAGTGTGATATTTGCTGTAGTTGCTACCCTTACGGATTGTTTGACGTCCAATCCTTCACTAGTAGAGTCAACGTATCCTTTAGTGGCTGCGTCAGTATCAGCCGCCGGAGCTGCTAAGCCTGTGATCTTTTGACTGTTTAGAGAAACAGCACCATCAGGGGCCGTAAATTCATTCAGCTTTAATAAATCAGCAGCAACTAAACTACGAAAAGTGGGAGCCGCTGCGCTCCCTGTTGTTGGTCCACTAAGAATAGTATTAGCAGTCCTTGTGTCAGTCTTATTGAAGAAAGCACCCGAACCACCAACAGCAATAACAGAGCTTGCTTCACCTGATCCATTATCTCCATAGCCGTAATACAGTTTTAAATCACCCGTATTTTCATTAAAAGCTAATTCTGAAGGAGCTAAAGTCGAAGGCGCACCAGCAGAACCGCTTGATGCTCTTTTTTTGATTCTGATTGTGTTTGCCATGATTTAAAAGTCTCCCCCAAAGACTAAAGTTTTAATTGTCCAAGTGTCGTCGGCCTTGAACTGCCCCGCTGTTGAGTCGTAATAAACAACACTTTGATTGACTTTAGCGGAAGTATCAATATCAAAACCTGAACCTGCCGGACCTCTTGGCCCCTCGGTTATTACATCAACAATCTGGGTTATACCTTCAGTGACTGTGACGGTGTTACTAATCTCATCAACAGTAACGTCATTTTTAGTCTCATCAACAGTAACTGTATTACTCGTTTCATCAACAGTAACTATATTTTTAGTCTCATCTAAAGTGACACTATTTTTAGTCTCATCAATAGTTACTGTATTTTTAGTCTCAGTTAAATTAACTGTATTTGTCATGCGGTGTATCCCTCTTTTGCCGTGATAGTTCCAGTTAACCAAAAATCACTAATATTACTTGCAGTCAGTCTTAAATCCCAATAAGAAAGGTCTGGCAAAGAGGCCGTCTGAGTATCGTTCAAACTTAGTTTGATTGAACCTGTTGAAGCGTTTGTAATAGTACAAGTAATGTCTAAATATTTTTTGCCCCTATCTTTTGACCATGACTGAGCCTCAACTGTATAAGTAGATAAATCAACTGCAGAACCGCCTGAATCTTTTAAAACTATTGCTTGACTCCAATCGCTGCGACGATACAAAGTTATGTTATAAGTCCCCGGCGTGATAGACATTTTATTCCTTGCTATGCCTGCATAATAACAAGGAGTAATGATTTTTGTCCTTTGTTTCTATTAACTGCTCTTCTTTTAAACGCAATAGTCCCTCTTTGATTGCCTCGGCTTGCAAAGAATTTACCCATATTAAAAGGGAAGGGCGGGGCCGGTTGATGTAGGGAGTTTTATATCAGGAACAGGGATCAGCTTTGTAATTTGATTTGTCAAATAAGCTTTGGCTTTCGCTTGGTTGGTTGGGTTCTTAGCGTAGAAATAAAGACCCGTACCGCCTGCGAGCGCTCCCACTATAAAGACTGAATTAACAATAACAAGTACATTAATAATTTTTTGCATAGCTTTATTTGTTGCTACGTCTTAATACTACTTA